CCACTCTTAAACAACATACCTTCGTCTGGGATAGTATTATCTACAGTCGAGTTGTCTGTCCCGATTGTCTGAGCTTTGAATAAAACCGTATCCGACTCTGGAGTGCCGTTGTAGAAGTCAACTAGACCTGCTGTTCCAGCAGAGACAATTGAATACCCTTTTAATCTAGTTCTACCACCGCCACCAACTGCACTCGCACACAAACTACCCGAACCCACAGTAATGTTAGCTGCAAATTGTGCTGAACTTGTTACGGAGGTAACCGTTAAAAACAACTTTGCTCCTGCCACAGCTTCGGCAGAGCCTGTTGAAGTAATAACCTCCGACAGAGCATTACCAAAAACATCTGTGCCTACGATTGTATTTGTTTTTGCGTTATCTCCAGTCCCTGCCGTAGTGACAGTTACATTTCGAGCACCACCACCCAAAAAGGTAGTTGCTGCCATTGTTGCTGATGTATTCGGTCTAGCTGCTGTAACAAGCCGATCTGGATCAGCTGCATTCTCATCAGCTATAAACTTGACTTGTACGTCTGTTTGTACACCCATATTAATCTCCTATAAAATATAGGTGGGGCGTTAACCCCACCAAATTAAACATTAGGCTGCGAAAACAAACGTGCCTGTAGTAGCTGCTCCAAGACCTTGAAGATTGTACGAAACATTCCACAAACCTGCTGTGGTGCAAGTAAAATAGATGTAAGAACCAATGCTCATTAAATTTGTTGTTGCGTTAGCAGGAGTGAACTTTAACAGAGTTTCTCCTGCGGTAGAGGCATCAAACGTGACCGCAGCACTTGTACGACTCTCCATAATACTACCTGTTTCATAAGCATCGCTACCTGCACAATCAAAACTAAGGAAAGCAGTTCCCCCCGTAGTGTCTACCGACTGAGCGTGAATACACACAACGCCAACTGTCGCAGCAGGAAGAGTAGTAATCTGTTGTGCTCCTCCAGTGAATGGATTGATGTTAATTCCAGCAACATAAGAAACAGTGCCAGATGTGGCTTTTGCCGTTACAGTAAGTCCACCTAAAGTGGGCATCCCACCTGAAAATACAGAACCTGCAACTGTTAAGTTTCCACCAATAGTAGCGTCGTTATTATATGTAGAATTTGTTGTGTAAGCTCCAGTCGTTGCATTCTTTGTAACGTCTTGAAAGCCGTTTTCGGAGCGTACTGCTCCTGTAAATGTAGTGTTACCCATGGTGATCTCCTGTCTGGGATAAGTCAGCTTTCGCTGTCAGGATTAAAAGTTGAGGGAGAGCTAATGCCCTCCCCCTGTAGTATTTATGCAGCACCTTCTGTGCCAAATATACCACGCCAATCGGTTACGCCAAAGCTATACCGTTCACGAACTTTGTAGCGAACATTACCAGTCTCGAAATCGCCTTCCATGCCCTTTTTCATTGGGCTTCTTTGGAACATCTTTAGTCCGTCAGGAACATCCGTCTGAACAAAGAAAGCATCCGCATCAGAAAGTCTTCTCATGATATGGTAGCCTTTAGGTAGATAACCACCTGACTTAATAGCGTTGATATCATTATCAGCAGTTCCAGTACGGAGCTGTGATTCCAACAGACGCTCTGCAACAAAGGTATAGGCAGTTGGAATAATCAACTGTGTACCTTGTGCTGCAATCCGTAGTCCACGATCATCTTTCATATCCGCAATTTGAATAAGAATGGATTCAAGTGAAGTTTCAGATAAATCAGCAGCAGTTGCTAACACGTTGGACTGGTTCCCATTAGTAGTTGGGTGAGATGCACTTAAAAGTACAACACCGTCACCACCAGTTACACCAGCTGTCTGTGCGTCATTTAAAACATTCGCAGCTTTGATTTCCTTAGTGGAAGCCATTGAACGTGCAAGTGCCTTTGTATAACGGGAAGCAATCGAACCATATTGGCCATCCTCTTCAGCTTCCTCAGTAATTGAGAACGCCAAAGCGATTGTCTCATGCTGATAACGTGCAGTCCATTGTTGACTACCAGTATCATATGAAACACTAGCACCTTCATCTTTTGTTGGTGCAGAACCAAAACCTTGCAACAAGACATCTTCTTCATAAGCTTTATTTGAACTGTTTGAAGAGAATACCTGTGCGTATTCTGGTGGATAGCTATCGTATTCAAGACCGAAAAGAGTATTCAGTCCTGGCTCAAGCATTTTAGCAAATTGTGCTCTATTCATCGCCATTTTTCATACCCTCCTATATACCTGCTACGTTTGTACCAAGGATGTGCTCATTAATTGTCACCTCCATGATAGCATTCGCACCAAAAGCGTTGTCTGGGGCTTCATACAAGCTAATGATCTTACAGGTAGCAATACCTGCAGCCATTGTTCCGCTTGCTTCAAAACCTGATTGACCAGTCACAGTTGAACCTGCACCTGCAACAACATCAGCACAATTTCCGATATTGGTTTGGGCAGGTGATCCTGCTGACTGAACTTTATACACAATATATGGATCATCATATACATATGCAATTATATCTGTAGCCACTGTGCCTGTTGGCCAGTATTGACTATAAACATATGAACCATCTGAAGCGGTATACGATACCCCTGCAAAGACACCAATATTATTGGTTTCTGTCGCAGTGTGCGGAGTAAGCAAACCAGTGCTTATCAGAATAACAAGATCACCTGTAAAGATGTTCTCTGCTAGTCCTGAAGCAATAGTGTACTTATTCGCTCTAGGGATATTACCACTCATATGGCGAACTGGGACAAACCCAAAGGCTGCATCTACATTAGCCATTTTTCGCTCCTTTTCAGCGTAAAGTTTTAATCATCCATAACAGAGAGATCTCTGCCACGGCTCGAAGAGGATTCCCTAGTTTGATAAATAGGTTGTCCTGTTTTTCGTCCTAACGCATCTAAGTCCCCTGCAACTGATTCGTTTGCTTCAACACTTCTACTGTGATAATAGTTCTTCATCTGCCTATGTTTTTCAACAGGCATCTCACAAAGCAACATTCCTTCAATTCCAACTGACCCTGCCCATTGACCGTGATTGATAGTTGGAAATAACTTTTCTTTCACAGTATCGGCTTTGCGTGGTTCCCATCCCTCACGCATACGTTTATAAACATTATCAGGAGTATCCCTGCCTTGAATGCTTGTAGCTATCCATCGTTGAGTGTAACCTGGACGGGGTTCGGGTGCATCCAACAATGATGGTGGCTTCCATGCAGTATCTGGGCGTGATTGCTCATCACGCATGGAATTTCGAGCTTGCTCCGCACGAACATTTCTTTTCTCAGTCATGACTGGCTCCTTTGCTGACGTTTGATTTCAGCCTCATATTTTTTAAGACTTGCTTCATCTGTAATTCCAAGTTCTCTAGCCATCCTAAGTTGATCTTGCGACATACGCACTCTATTGCCTTTATAAGAAGATGAGCCACCTGTAGTTGGTGCAACTGGTTGTCTACTTTTTACTCTAGCCTTATTTGGGCTTGGTTGGGAGTTTAACTCAGGAAATACTTTTTGTAAACGATTATTCAACACTTCATAATATTCATCAGAATCTTTATCATATCCTTCTAAATCAAGTTGAACATCAATAGAGCGAGCTGCTGCCGTTTCTCGCTCAAAACCTGTGGAATTAAACCAACGATTGTTTTCCCACCAACCCATAGCTTTTTGAGGAGCTGGATTTTGAACAGCTTGCTGTGCTCTTCCAACAGTTGGAGAGGCAGCTTGTTGCGACCTTTGCTGCTTTTGCATTTCTGCAATTCGCATTGAAGCTCTCATATCAGCCATTTGTTCTTGGAAGTTAACTTGAGCTTCTGTGTCACCTTCCTCAACTGCCTTTGTTAAAGCAGCCTTTGTTTGAGAATATCTTTGATTAAAAGCTTTCTCGCTGTTTTGAACAGACCCTTGTTCAAGTCGAGCAAGTCTTGCACTAAGCTGGGCATTTTGCTCTTGGATTTGTTTAGATTGAATTTCAGCTTGTCTCCGCTGATCAACAAGTTTCTTAATCCTCTTTTGTACTTTGGGGCCGTAATCCTCTTCTTGGTTTTCACTCGCTGCTTTTTCTTCTTCAATAATGTCCTTAACTTCTTCGACAGGATCATCTGTTATTTCAATTTGAAAATCCTCAGGCTCACCTTTCGCCTTCTTGATCTCATCTTCAATTTCATTGATTACATCTTCGTTTGCCATGGTAGCGTCCTTCCAAGTTTTACGCTAAGTAAGCGGTGATTTCGGCATCCTCTGGTAGAATTGACGTTAGTTCATCGTCATTCAGCAAGAGAAACCTTACACCATTAATTGTTACTTTTTGACCTGCATATTTGCCGTAAGTAACTCGATTACCAACTTTCGGAGAGTTCATCTTCCACGAAGCTCCAGTATCCCTATCTTTAAATGCAAGATCACCCATAGAAGCAATGCGACCGTGAGCAGTTAAATACTCCTCATTGTCTTTTGAGATCATTGGCAAATGCAAACCACCTCTTGTCTTCATTTTAACTTGATTGGGATGTACTAGCACTTTCCAATTTAATGGAACTGGTAGTTGGTGCGAACCTATTGTTTGTTCTGTAGACTCGTCTTTGTATTCATGTTGATGAGACATGGTCTATTCATCCTCTTCATTTAATTTGTTTAATGTTTCGTTGATAATCTCAGAAGCTTGTTCTAAACCCTCTGCAATACCTACGTTCTTTTGATATGTTCCAAAGTCGGAGATCCGACCTTGAACCATGCTTTCAGCTATCTCTAGCCGTTTCTCCTTTAGATTCTTTTTTATCTTCTGGAGTAGGTCTGTTACTGTCATTCTTTACACCTCCTGACATCGAAACGCCAGAAACCTTAACAGTTACATCTTTTTTTTCTTCTGACATTAATACCCTTTCTTCTTCATCATTGGTTTTCTTTTTGCCATTGGCTTTTTCTTTGCCATTGTCATTGGTTTTTTCTTCATGCCCATAGGCTTCTTTTTACCATACATAGTTTTTCCTCCTTTCATTAATTGACCAAAACTACTTCTATTCATCATGCTTGACCACCAGATAATTCACGAGCCAATATTCTTAGTGTTTCAATAAAACTCTTGTCAAGTTCTTTTGCAGCTTTTGCAAATTCTTTAGGAGAGATCTCGTCAGATTTAATATTCCTACGTTCCAGAAAGCTTTTCGCTGCTCTAATCTCTGCCTGTGCCACTTTTTTAATTGCTGCTCGTGCCATTTTTATTTTATACCTAAAGTATATGGTGAAGGATTTGATCCTATATTAGCAGCAGGACTTGCGTCGGCAACCGAAGTACCAATAAGACCACCCATGCCATAACCAATTCCATCACCGTATCCATTACCCATGCCACCTCCAAAAGGTTGACCAAAAAGTCCACCAAGATTACCAAGACCACTGCCACTAAATAAATCAGGGAAAGTATCGTCTGTTAGTTGTTTAACTTCACCAATATAAGGTTTTATTTTAGCAGTAAGCTCTTGGCGTTGTTGTTGTTGAGCTTGATTGATTATAGGAGAAAGATAACTAGCTATAGCACCTTCAGAGCCTCCTGCTTGAAATCTTTGTTTAAAAAGAGCTTCATAAGAAGATTGTGGATTTGGATCTTGAACCGATTGAAGCCCACTCATTTCTGTTGGTTTATTAAACGGAGGAGGTCTACCCCCCATTGTATAATTATTTTGTTGATCAGGCATTTCTATTCCCCCACTTTCTACTTTTTATTTGCAAGCGAGGAGCCTGTTAGAATTGCTCCAAATGCCAGATGAAACAACCCACCACCCAAAAGTGTAAATGGCTCATGTTGTCCTGTTAGTTTTTTCATCAATTCCATTTGAACCATTGGCTCCTTAGTTGAATTTATAATTTCCATAAATTGGGAAATGTCTGGTCTGTTTAATCCCCACCACACTGGACAAAATAGAAAGTCGTAAAAGCAAATTACCAAATAAAATATAAGTGCAGTCCAACGCCAAGTTATTGTACTTTTTTCGTGTGTGGTTAGCTTCTCCATTTAAAGACAAGGTGGTGTACACATAGCTTTATTTACTCCGTAAGATATAAGAGCAATAAATATTACTATTCCCAACCCAATCCAAATCCATTTATTTTTCATCACCACGCCTTACACGACCAATATCGTGCCTTTGTTTTCGGACCAGGCTCATCACAATTGTGTCTTGCCCTAAAATTCTTTCTACGTCCCTTTTGATTTTTCTTAATACGCATATTGGGATCACCAAAGGTAACACGTTTAACTTTATCACCATCAGTCACATAAACAACAGATTTCTTTTTGCCATAGGATGTCTCACCCTTAGCAATTCTTCTTGGGTTGTTTAATTTAACACTCTTACCTTTGTAAGTTGCCATTATGAGTTAGCAACTTTCTTAGCTTTATCTGACAGGTCTTTTTTGTGAACTAGGAACTTGCTGGAAGATGTGTGGGTTTTACCAGACATAACTTTGCCTTTTGCATCTTTATGAGTAGCTCCTTTGTGTTCTTTTCCGTTCTTGAAGTAATGCTTTACACCTTTAGCCATTATTTCTTACCTTTCCAATTTACTCGTTTTGCTGAAGTTTTCTTTTTTGCTGCTGTTTTTGCTGTCTTTGATTTGCATTGTGACATTGTCGGTCTACAGGCAGGATAGCCTCTCTTGGTCTTGGTTCTAGACTTACGTCCACAAGGCTTGCCAGTCTTACAATCAACCCAGCCCTTGCCTTTGTTTTGACCAAACCAATCTTTTAGACTGTTACCACTACTTTTTTTTCTTGGCACTCTTCTTACCCCAATTTTTCGCACCTACCTTGCGACACTTAACCAAAGCTCCAGATCCATAGGCAGAAGGCCACGTTCCACCATTTCGAGTGTAACGAGCCTTTACCTTTTTGTAACAGGCATCTCTCTTTGGTTTTTTCTTAGCAGCCACTAAACTTGACCTCCTTGGTATATTGTAGTATAATTTTGCTTCGTAAGAAAGGAATATATTTATGGATGACCCAATTAAACAGCTCAAGTACGACCTTGATCAAGGTGATTTTGACCCACACATTTTTCGCCACAGCATTCACTCCTCTATTTGGGAACTGGTGGAACAGATAAAATTAACCCCTGAAGATGAGGGTTTAACACCAGAACAAGAAAAAAAATTATATGACATTGATCGTAACCTATGTTCAAACTTGCGTATCAACATCAAAGAGTTTCCAAGCCCAGATTATTGATCTTATTTATTGTATGGGTATCCCCTTCGTGTGTTATCAGTTTGGTATAAATACTCTTGGATGATGTCATTCAGTTCTTTTGTAGCAGGTTGATCGGCTTGCCTTAATTCCATTGATCGAATTGTGGTTGCCTCTGGAGGTACGACATCATCAATTATCCTATCGTCATAAAACCTATTAAAAAACATTCCTGTAGGTACATCTCTGAAATTTCCTCTCTCATCTGCCATTCTATAGACAGGCGTACCCTCAACACGTTTTAGACCTGATGGATAAGTCATGTGGTTAGATATTGGGTCAATTGGAGCATTATAATCTATTTGAGCAATCATTCGACCTGTTGCATCTCCAGACCCCATTCCAAGCATATCGGCTTTTGAAACAGCAGCTCTTACTGACGCTTGATCTGGAAAGCCTAACTTCATGCTTCTTGGCTTTGCCATTTCTTCAGAAAACGCTTTTCTCGCTTCTCCACGATTTGGTGCAAACAAATATTCTTTAGCTTTCTCTAGGTCAGATGCTTCCATTTTTTCCAAACCAGGCCAGTCAGGTATTGTTTCTCTTAATTTTTCATCAAATTGCTTCGCAGCTTTTTTTGTAATCTTCATGTTTGGGATCATGTTCAATGTAGTGTCTGCAACCATTGTGTTAAAATTTACATTATCACCTGCTGCGTTAAAAAATGTTCCATATACTGGAACACCCTCTTCTAATATCTCGCCAGTCTTTGGATCTTTAACTTGACCAGATAATGCTTCTGCTTTTCTTCTTTGTCTTTCTAAAATTGATGGATCACTGGCATACATTCTATTATCTAATAAATTTCCAGCTTCTGTAGCGTATTCATAACCACCTTCTCTAGCCACTGGATTAACTAAAGGAATATCGTTAACGGACAAAATAGATCCTGTGCCACTCGCACGATCACCCTTAATTGACATAAATTGAGCACCTTCATCTATTGCTTTTTGATAATCAAAAGGCTCTGGCTGTGTTTGAACTCTAGTGCTAATATCAATTTCTGATCCCATTTCTTGCAATGGGACTGTGCCTCTTGTGACTTTCATTCTCCCAAGAGGGGTTTCCTCTACATAGCCACCTTTTGTCAAAGCACTTCCACGATTTTGGTTCTGAAGGTAGTTTTTAATAATGGCATTCGTTGTGGCATCGTCAGAGTAACGCAATCCTTGTTGCATTACATTGCCCCCTAATTCAGCGGTCAAATCGTCAACCGATTTATACACACCATCTCCTACATCAACTACACCAGTGACTTTAGGCTTCAACCTAACATTGCCACCAAGTGCTCCTAATGTATTTGGATCAACTTCAATCCTATCAACAAACTCAAGAGCACCTCGACCTACATTGGAAGCTCCTTCAGCAACACTTCTTGCTCCTGACATAATAGCTTTCTTAGCAAGGTCACCAGCACCAGGAACCAAACCAATAATAGTAGCTGCAGCTCCCATGCCACCAAGAATACCAATCAACTTGTAATTAGGATTGTCTTTGGCTAGTTCCTCACCAATCATCTGGACAGTTTCGTAACCACCCTTGATGTCACCAATAATAGGTGTGAAGTCTAAGGCAACATTGCCTACATCCTTCCAAGTGATCTCAGGAATATCGACAGCAAGACTTTTAGCGTAGTTTGCGTAGTCTTCCATAGTCCCACCTTGGATGGTTTCTTCAGCCATTACTTTGTTTTCTTCTTAGGTTTTTTACGCAACGCCTTTAAGTCAGCAGCAGTTATCTTTTTCTTATCACCTGCAACTGCAGCCAACTTCTTTTGCTTTGGAGAGTATTTGCTATAAGGCATATTAGCCTCCCAGAATTTTATTCATCATTGCGTGGACATCGTCACCTGATCCGACTTTCATAATCTTGACCTTAACGTCAGATCCATCGTGATGCATATCTTCTTCCATCATTTCTTCTTCTTCGTACTCGTCACCAACGCCATACTGCATATGGTGGCATAGCAATAAAAAGTTAACAAGCTGATCGTCTGACATTTCAAGTCCATCAGCGTTATGGGCAAAGCCCATTTTCTCCATGAAGAGTTCAGCATTCTCTTCCATGTTTTCTACATTTACTTCAGCCATATTATTCTCCTATCATTGTTGGTCTGGGCATTGGCGCCATTGTTGACATTCCTTCTGGGTTATTCATGCGAAACATACGCTCTTGCTCTTCCTGAACTCTACGATTGAACTCTTCATTTTCACCGATAGCTCTCTCAGCGTCAGTCATAGAAGATCCAGAAGATTGCCTCATAAGTTCATCTGGAGTCATTGTACTACTGCCTGTCATTGGCTCCATACCTCTAATTCCAGACTCTACATCCTGAACAAGCATACCAGCATTAATA